AGTCATGTTTGCTTCGCCAGCGTCGATGGCCGCAAGTGATCCACCGTGATTCCAACTGCCCGAACTGATGCCTGCCAGGTTGACGGCAATGTTCTCGATGTCAACAGTGGCCGACTGTGTTGCACGAATCAGTTGCAGGCTTGCACCCGGCAGGTCACGTGGGAACGTGTTGGCTGCCGAACGGCTGTTGGGATTGGTGGACTCAAAGAAGAAGTCTCTGGTTGTTTGTGCCAACCCGAGCCAGTACATGTAACTGCGGCCCAGTTGGTAGTAGTGGTAGCCAAGACCAGACGAGATGGCGTCATCGAACACTGCACGCCAGAACCCGTAGATGACATGAATGATGTAGTTGTTGTCGGCCGTCAATGTCGGGCTGTTTGCCTGCCAACTGTTGTTGGTCGGCGGAATTGGAGCCTGGATGGTGGCATCCAACTGGTAGACGATCTTGCGGTTTGCGGGCCAAGAATCTGGCGAGTTACCTGCGGGCAAGGTGTGGGTTCGGCCAGCCTGCGCACGTGGCAGAGGGATGAGAGCGCCGGAAGGGTCCGAACAGCACCGATATGTGCCGTCCACGGTGGCCGCACCGTTTGGTGCCCTGATTGCCGACGTGTGATAGTCGGAGAAGATGCCCGGCGAGAAGTCCGAGATTTCGATGTACTCGGTTGGGTTCGCCATGATGGCTCCTATACGGCAGGGCGGTGGATTTGCAGGTACACGTCAAGGTAGCGCAACTCGGCCAGGCAAGCGTCGATGTCTCCTTGAAGTTTGTTCAACTCCATCGTCCATCTACGTGTAGCAGATTTGGCGGCTGCGGCTGCTGGATTGTATGCCATCCCTTGACCAACGGCCCCTTGGTAGGCTTCGTCGTAGTCAATGAGGATGGCGTTGTGCATCTTCGCACGCTCCGGGTACAAACCGGCAAGTTCACGGGAAACAACGTTGTATCGGTCGAGCGCAGCAATGATGTTGTTGTCTGTGGGGACACTCACTGTCAGTAGCAGACCACGATGACGAAACCACCGCCGCCTGCACCACCGGCACCAGAGTTGGCCCCGTTCGTTGACGCACCGCCGCCACCACCGCTGGCACCACGGCCACCGGCACCGCCGACGCCACCGGCAACGGTTCCGGCCGAGTTGCCTGCACCGCCACCGCCGCCACCTGTACCGCCGTAGATGCCGGGGGTGAGGGTCGGGGTGACTCCTGCACCGCCTGCGCCGCCGCCTGCTGTTCCGGCTGCGGGACGGGTTGTCGTGTTGAAGTTGAGGCCACCTTGCCCGCCTGCGTTGCTGACATCGGCAGTAGTCAGACCGCCACCGGAGCCACCGACAGCGGCCGCAGAGAGATGGCTGGAAGAACCGGGGGCACCTGCTCCACCAGTTGCGGACGCAGTGAAACCAGCGGTCGGTGCAGCGAACGTGCCGGGATGGTTGGCACCCTGTGCGCCACCGGCACCGAGGCCACCACCAGCACCGCCGTTCGATACTGTGCCGCCAGTCAGGATGGTGCCGAACGATGACTGGTTGCCGTTGCCGCCAGTGTTGCCGTCAGTGTTGTCCACGGTTTGGGCGACACCACCTGCGCCGCCAACGCCGACCGTCACTGACACCGAGGCAGGGAGATCAGTGAACCGGAAGCGGGCGAACACGGGGGCTGTTGCGCCACCGGGACCGCCACCGACACGGGCAGTACCGGCAGCACCACGACGACCGGAACCCCCACCGGCCTGCCCGTTGATGACGTAGACATCGACGTGGGTGTATGCGCCACTGGGTTTGGTCCACGTGCCGTTGGCGGTGAACACACGCATGTCAGGCAGGCGGCTTTCTCCGCCACCGAATCCACGGTAGCCGATGACAGGTTCCGGGTCGGCTGGGCTGAGCGGAAGATTGAAGACACTGGTCGGAAATGTGGGCTGGTTGTCGGGCATGTCTGGTTCCTGTCTGCGAAGTTGTTGCTACGTGCTACTTGCTGCTTGCTGCTTGCTGGGGGTGCGGGGCGTGCAGCGCCCTGCTACTTGCTGCGTGGTGCGGGCTTGCCTGCCGGAATGGCCTGCGGGGTGTCTTCGCTGGGCTGCTGCGTGCTAACGGGAGGGGTGTCGGTCCCCACTTCGGCGGGCGTTTCGGGCTGGGTGGGCGCAGTCGGCAGGTCGAACCCGCTGGGAACGGCGTCATCGGAGGCGATGCCATCCGTTGAAGCGGTTTCGGTCTGGCCGATTGGCTGGGTGGTTTGCAGTTGCGCCATCTGGACTTGCACCAGGGTGGCGATGGTCTTCTGCAACTCGCTGATCTGCTGTTGCAGGAATGCGCTGTTCAGTTGCTCGTTGGACTGGGTGCTTTCACCGAGATTCAGGTTGGCGTTCATGATGCCTTCTTGGTCTTCGATGACCATGAAGATTCGGTTGCCGGTCTCCACGTCGTACACCTGAATCTTGGGGCGACGCTGCTCCCACAGTTCGGCGGCGGTAACGCCAAGCATCTTTGCGTCACCTTCCAGGCTGGTGTAGTTGTGGATGCCTGATGCCTGCTGCCATGCACGGGTGCGGGCCGGTTCTTTCACCGTGTCGAACGTGAACGGATCACCGAACAGGCTGGTAGCCAGATCCCACGGGACCATCGCTTCCTCGCCTGGGCGAAGAACTCGCTTCTTCTGTGCCTGGTGGAAGTCGTAGGGCGTGTCGCCCGCATTGACGAGTCTGACGAACTGCATTGTTGTTTCCTTTGCTTGGTATGGGAATGTGTGGGTGGAGTGCTGGGTCTGGATGAGGGAAGCCCCCGGCACCACTAGGATGCCGGGGGCTTGCTGTGGGTTCCCTTGTCCACCCCGTGGCTTACATCTGCTTGATGAAGCAGAGGGCCAGGTTGGTTGTGGCGTTCTTGACACCGAACACTCGGCCAAGAATGGTGGTTGCGACGAGGGCCGCATCGACGGTCGGGGCTGCCGCCCTGACCACCTTGCCTGCCGTGGTGGCGGGCTTGGTGATGACTTCGCCTGCCGCCGCTGTCTGTGCCGCCATGTCCACGAGGCAGAACCCCGTGATGCAGACACGGACGTACTGACCGGCTGCCTTGGATTCCATTGCGATGCCAGCGAAATCGAAGGAAGACGTTGCGGTCGCCATCGGGGTGACGCTGACAGGGACGGTTGCCGTGGGGTTGACCCACGACAAGGCGTCTCCACGGGCGACGGCTGCGTTGCACCGGTAGGTGGCGTACAGGTTGCCGTACTCGTGGGGAGCGCCTTCGCTGTCAACACCACTGACGAAGGTGATGGTGGGCTGGAATCCGCCGTTTGCTGCGCTGACTTCTGAGGTGTGCATGGTTGGTCCTTTCCGTTGGTGAAGTGTCCGACTACATTGCCATCAGGCGTTGTAGTTGAAGACACCGCCCTGCTGGCTGGGGTTGGTGCAGACGAGGTTGCCCGCCCACAGGATGGATGCGACCATTGCGTCCTGGTTGGCAGGCTCCTGGAACGGCTTGAGGTAGAAGTCGGCACGCTTGGCGACGACCCACGTCAGGAAGTTCTCGTTGAGGAAGTACACCCGGCTGTTGTTGGCGTCCACGACACCCTGGCCGACATGGCTGTCCACAACCCACGGGGTGTTGTTGAACAGGAGGTTGGTGAAACCTGCCGAGGCGAGCAGACTGTCGTGACCCATCGGCTGACGGTCGTACTGAACCGAGTAGCCAGCGGTACCGGCGTTCAGGTTGTAGAACCGGTTGTACTGGTCCTGACCTGACACGATGAGGGTGGGGTGGTTGCCGCCTCGGGTTGCCGCATGGAAGTTGCTGTTCAGGTTGTTGATCGACATGGTGGCCGTGGACGAGATGCCCTGCACCGACGAGTTCCACCACGTGTTGGTGGTGCGGTCCAGGCCACCGTAGTTCTGGTTGCCGATGCTGGAACCGGTGCCGATGAGACCGGCGAGACCGTCGATTTCGATGTTGCCTGCGGGGCTGGCGTTGATTCCTGCGGCGGTGCCGAGGGCGTCACCGAACAGGCCACGGGCCAGATGCTCGGACATTTCCATCTTGGCCTGTGCGGCTTGGAAGGTGAGGAAGTTGACGATGCTGTCCGGGCTGTCTGCCTTGAGCAACGTGAGGCCATCGACGCTCCACGAGACGTAGTACTGCTTCCAGTCCCACGCTGCGTTCTTGAGGGTGTCGGATGGCGTCGTGTTGAACGTCTGGAAGCCACGGTAGGCACCGCCCGAGTTGAAGCGGGCGTACATCATCGGGGCTTCGATGTGCTCGCCGCCCTGCTGCTGACGCTTGTTCATCGCCATGAGCCGATACAGCACGACATTGCTGCCGTAGATGTTGTCGGTGATTTCCGGCATGATCCAGTGCCGGGCAATCGACGTGATCGTGTTGGTACCGATCAAAGTTGCCATGAGTTACCTTTCTTGTTGTGTCTTACCCGGTGTGGGATTGTTCGCTGCTATTCGCCGTTCATGGCGGCTGCGATTTCAGCGGTCATGGCTGCTCTGATGTATTCCTGGCGCTGGCCGGGAGTCATCTTGCTCATGTCCACTTCCCTGCCGGGTACGGCGGCAGAAGGTGCTGTTGCGAGGCTGCCAGCGTTGGCTTTCTTGGTTGCCGCTGCTGTGCGTGCCTCATTGGTTGCTGCCAGGTGTCGTTGCAACATGATGTTGTCCCTGACTGTGCGAAGGGCCGGGTCCATCGTCATGGCCGTCTGGAAGGCTTCGGTGAACACATCTTCCAGCGGGGCTTCGCTGATGAGAACACCGGTCGGGCTGTAGGTGCGCTTCTGCTGGGCGATGCTGGGGATGATGTTGAGACGAGGGGTGGTTGCGGTCAGGTGTGCAACCTGATCGGGGGTGAGGGAGTATTCCGCCGCCACCTTTGCCGTGGCCGCACTGATGGCTCGTTCGGTTTCCACACGGCGTGTCGCTTCCGCCTGCACCTTGAAATCCAACTCTGCCTGGGTCAATGCCGGGGCAGTTGGGGTGTTGGGGGTTGCGGGCTGCGAGGCTGTCTGTGGCCCGGAAGGGGGTGCGGGGGCGGTCGCCGCCCCTGCCCGTGCGGCTGCTTCCAACCGTGCGATGTAGTCGGCGGTTGGCGCATCCACGAGCGAAGGGTCGTAGGCGTATGGGCGCTCTGGCAGGGTGGCGGCAGGCGGGAGGGGTTGGGGGGCGGGGGCCGGGTAGGGGGAGGCTGGGGCACCGCCTGCACGCCACGCCTTGTATGCCTCGTAGTCTGAGAGGGGGATGGCGACGGCTTCACCGGATTCAATCTGGCCCCACTGCTGCTTGACTTCGGCGGGCTGACTGTCGAGCCAGTTGTGGAGTTGCAGCAGGTACTTTGCCTGATCGTTGTTGAGGCTGAACGTGTCGCCAGATTCCAGCACCACATCGTAGGTGGCAGGGTTGGAGGCAGTTGCGGGATCGGGCGGCGGGAGAACGCCGGGGGTGCCTTCCAACTGAGGGGTGCCATCTGCGGTGGCCGCAACCGGGATGGCACCCCCCAGCGAGCCAGGAGCAGCGGTACCCTGTGGGGCGTCCGCACCCTGCCCTGGGAGGATCAGGGCGGGGTCGGTTACCGGTGTGCTTACGGAAGTGGAGATGGCTTCCTCGCTGGCGTTCCATGCAGCAACCTTGCCCGGATCGAAAGTGCCTTTGGCGAACTTGAGACCTTCGGGGTTGCGGTTCTTCATGGCGGCTTCGATGTCGGCCATGAGTGCAGCATCGACATCAACACCACGGTCAATGGTGTCTGCCGTTTCTGCCGCCCACGGCGGGAGTGAAGATGTGGTTGCCATTGCTTGCTCCTACTGCTTGGTACGGTGGACTGAGGGGAGTTACTGGGGGCCTTGAGCCGGGGCCAACATGCGTTGGAGTTCGTCGGCGCTAGGCATGGGGGGGGATGCCATAACGCCTCCGCCACCAGCACCCATAGGCTGACCCATTGAGGGCTGAGCGGGAGGCAGAACGCCGCTTGCCCGCATGTCGTTCACGGGCTGCTTTGCCTTCTGAATGATCTGGTTTTCCAGAGCGACGAGGAACGCCATGTCTGCGTCGGGGAGCAGTTTGGCCTCAGCGACGTTCTTCAACATCTTCTGCAACCATTCGACCATCGTGTTGTCAACTCTTGTCGCCATGACTGTCTCCTTTCTTTGTGGGAAGTAGGGAGTCGAACCCCGTTTGTGGCCTTCCACGGTGACACTGCCGAAACAATGCCGCCCCTGACCCTTCCCGACTTGCGACTTACTTGCTGGACCCACCGAAGTTGAGGTCGGCGGGACGACCGCTGCGGCCCTTCGTCTTGCTGGTCGTCTCGTTGCCGAACACGCCGCTGACGGTGTGGCCGACCTTGACGATGGGAGCGTTCTGAGTGGTGCCGAGGTTCTTTTCCATGACGTTTCCTTCCGTTGGTTGTGATGACGACTGTAGCACCATGTGTGCCACCAATGGGTGGATCAGGTGATGTTGCTGTTGCCCGTGTTCACGTACAGGCGAACACGCACGTCAGTGGCGGTGACGAAGAACGAGTTGGCGGTACGGGTGATGAGAGCGCCAAACAGGGCGTTGTCTGCCCTCGTGGTGTGGAACGGCACCGAATCGCCACGGTACACACCGAACTTGTGGTTGCCGAGGTCCGTGAACTCGGCCGCAGTGAACGGGATGTATGACACGGCAAGACGACTATCGGCGTCACTGATGGAGAAAGGGGCATTGTCGCCCGCAAGTGTCACGCTGTCGGTGAACAGGAACAGGTCCGAAGCGCCAAGCACGTCGCCTTCGTCAAGGATGGTTGCGCCAACAATCAGGCCACGACCACCAAGAGAATCACTCGCATTCGGGAACGAGAAGATGTTGCCAACTTGGTCGCCAGACGTGTAGGCGGTAGTGGCGATGGTCAGGCCCGACAGGATGGTTTCGATGGTGCGAATCACGAGTCGTAACCTTCCGTCATGGGACGCACAGTCTGTTCCATAGCGTCATAGCCAGCACCAAGACTGATGCTGACACCCAATCCGGTGCCACAGATTTCGGCACGAGAAACGACATCCAGGGGTCGTTCACATGAGCAATCAGGAGTGTCCAATGGACCGTTCATGGGGTTCCTTTCTAACTTGTCCTGCCAGCAGCGGCACGACGAGACGGGGGTTGACCGAGGGTGCCGTTGGCAGCCTTGGTTTCCATGACACGACCGGCAACTTCACCGGCATTCGGCCACGCATGGGCTTGCAGAACTTCCAGTTCGTCAATCGCCTGCATTGCAAACAGGGTGTCTGCTTCGGCGGCACGGGCACCACGTGAAGTCGGGCGTTCCGAACCTGCATCCGCTTTGAGCATGAAACGCAGCGGGACGGGCTGGGCGGTGTCGGGGTCTTTGACATCCTTGTAGTCCATGTAGAAGTGCATGGACTTGAGGGCGAGCGCAGTGTCTTTACCGCCTTCACCGGCAACCATCACAATGCGAGGCTCAGTGTAAAACTCGGCATTGTTGGCAGCCATCTTGGTGCAGACATTCTTGAGCAGACGTTCCAAGTTGCGAAGGGTGGCACGCACACGAACAAACGCACCGTCCTGCACGCTGTTCAGTGTGTCCGTAGAGTTTCGCCCGCCAGGCATGAAGCCCCGCATGATGGCCCCGAGACCGGCAATCGACTCCATCTTGTTCTCAAGGTAGTCGAGAAGGCGGAATGTGTCAGGGTGCAGTTGCGGGGGAGCCATCCAGCCGGTGTCGGCCGGTGTTCCGGTCATGCGACCGCCAGGCCGGTTGGTGATCGTCTTCTGCATGGCACCCGCACGTGCGGCCTGCAACATGATCGGGTTGCCGATAAGCATGATGTTGTGCTCAATTTGCTGCAAGAGACGGTTGATAGACCGCTGCGGCGAGGTCAACATTTCCACGAGGGAAACCCCATACCATTCGCCCGTGTCGAACATGGTCATCTTGTCGTAGGGGTGCGTGTTGAACCCATACAGTTCGTCAGCATACTTGTCCATCAGGACAGTATCCCCGCAAGTTACCGTGCACTTCCACCGGTCAGTGACACGGGCAGTGCCGTCTTCCATGCCGTCAGTGTCAACTTCGTGGGTGCGAGTCCAGCATTCGATGACGAGAACCACCGGGTCTTCGGTGGTGAGAGCCAAGGTGTCACGGGCTGACGGTGCGAACCGGGTGGAACCAAAGCCGCCTGCACCGTCTGACAGGGCTGCATAGCGGACCCGTGGCCCGCCAGGATTCACCATGTCATCCGCACGATGCGGGGCAGTATCCACATCTTCATACATGCGCTTGTTGATCGTGTTGATTGCCCCCGGCCATGCCCGATCCACGTCCGAGATGGTCATGATCTTGGCTTCCAAGATGTAGTTTGCCTGCTCCATCGTGCGAGCATTCGGGTCAGGATACATGGTGAACGGGTCGATACGCCGGAACACCGAATCGCCAAGACCGTCAGCAAGCCACGGCTCCCAGTTGACCTTGCTGTAGCCGACACCGTAGGTACCAACGTCCCACAGGATGCGTTCCACTTCGGCGTCAAGATTGTTGACCGAGAAGGAGGACGACAAGGTGGCATTCATGTGTTCTGCCACTTTGTCGGCCCGTTGCCACTGCGGGGAGAACGGGACAATTGACGGGGTGGTCTCAAAAGATGGCCGCTGATCCGTCATCCACGAGGTCATCGAAGCGAGCAACGGCCAAATGTTCGACATTTCAGGGGTAGGCATCCACGGTTCGGCTTTCGCCGTCCATGTCTTGTTGTTCAACACCCGGTAGTTGATTCGCCATTGCGCCACGATGTTGCGACGGGCATCACGTGCCCGCTGAAACAGGGCGTTGACTGTCTGCACTTTCTGCTGGTGGGCAAGCATCTGCTTCTCAGCCTTGGATTCCGCCATGAGAACCCCACGGATTTGCTCCGGGGTCAGGCGCTTCTCGGCACCAGGGGCAGAACCAAGCATTCCAGTCTGAAACATGCCCGAAGCATTGCCAGGAGACATGTTGGGCGATTGCTTGAAGTCAATGGACGGTGGAACACCTGCCGAAGATGGCGGCATCCGTGTCTCAAGCATCGTCATGACCGAGGATGCTACCAGTATTCAGCCAGGGGAGTGGGGACGGCACGTCCCTGCCCTGACAAGTGGAGAAGCCCCCGACGCCTGGGGGAGCGTCAGGGGCCTCTCAACACCGGCAGGTGCAGACAAGGGAACTCGTCACAAGAACCTTACACCACTACTTCGCTACAGGCAACCCCTGTTTGCGACGCTCCCGATTCGTTGCGTCCATACCCTCATCGGTCACCCCCAACGCCACCTTGTCGGTCGGATCGACACGCTCAAACCTGTGTTCCATGCCGGTACGTTCCGAAGCAATAGCAGACTCCACCTTCATTGCCTCATCGAACGCCCGCAAAGACGACACAGGACGGTTGAGTGTCTTGTTGTAATGCTCCTGCATCACCTTGTCGAACCGAATGCCCGAGAAGTCACGACGCAATTCGCCGCCACAACCAGGCGTGAAACAAGGGCCAAGAGAATCGCCACGACGAACGCTGTCCTCAACAAGACCACAACTACGACACCGATACCCGTAAATCACTCGTCACCCTCCATCTCATACCGCCACGCCGGTACGTCAGGGGCCTCCGGCCCCCGAACCCCCTGCCGGGCCACATCACTGCTGTCCTGTGCCTTCTGTTGCGCCATTGCTTGTGTTACCTCCTTGACAATCTGTAGGTGTGATTCATCCCGTGTGTACGCCGGAAGTGGTGGTTCAACAAAGTGGACGGCTACAGCAATGCCGAGTGCCATCACACAATCATCAAACTTGGAGCCATCACCGTTACAGAACCCACCGGACTCATCCGTGATATAGTCCCGCAACTCCGTAAAGGTCTGCTCATCGTGGATCAACAGGCCATACTTGGTGTTCCCAATGCTGGTCAACGGGGCGGCAAAGTTGTTGACCAACTGGCCGATCGCAAGATGTTTGGTGGAACTGTTGGTACGCCATCCGAACGAATCGGCAGACACCTTGCCAGGCGTGTTCGTCACCTTCTGTGACTCCCACACAAACGGATACCCGGCACCCAACAAGTGGCCGACCGTCGCATACCCTGGCCCCTCAGCCTCCGGGGCAATCAGAGCGTTGTTGTACCATTCGGCCAGCAAGAACATCTGCTTGCCGAACTCGATAGGGTCAACATGGTCCGAGAATACGGCCACCTGTTCCAACGTGCGACGGCTGATAACCTGCCCGCACGCCTTGTCGCCAACAGTTGTGTGCGTCGGATCAGCCCCAACCAGATACACACCCCACGACTTGTCTGCCGATGGATGGCGAAACACTTTGAGAGGGCCACGGGCGTCCGCAATGAACCTGATTTCCCGACCCACCCGCTTGAGACTCCCCCTGTCCGGTTTGATTGGCTGATAGTGGGCGAGCAGATCGTTGAGACGGAACACGTTGCGACCAGTAGACAGGAACGCCTCATGTGGGGTGCTGGGATATTCCTGCTTGAACTTGTCCAGATCGCCTTGACACAAGTTGGCGATAGCCCACCTGCGCCACAACAGGCGAGACTCCGAAATCCCCATGCCGATCAACTTGCGTTCCTCAACATCAGGTTCCTTGAGGTTCTGGTAACTGCCCTGTGAATGCCGAGGAATGTTCTTGGCGACATATTCCGGGTGAATGTGCCACGGGAAGAACAAGGGGGTGAACTCGTTGCGCCCCGCTTCGGCATCCAACCATGTCTGATGGAAGAAGTTACCGATACCGTTGGCGGTGGATTCGTAAAAGATGGCGGTCAACCCGATACTCGGAATGGCCTGTCGCAAACCCGTGATGAGTTCGGCCGGGTTATCCCAGAATGCAACCTCCGAGGCGTGCATGGCATGGAGGGTCTTGGATCGGCCAGCCCCCACATTCTTGGCGGTCGCCACCACAATGTTGCTACCCAAATCCGACCAGGCCAACTGCTTGCGACCATTGTACTGTTCCTCATGGAAACGCCGGAACGGATACGTGGTCCAATACCGTTTGGTCATGCCGAGAATGTGCTCGGCCGATTCTGCCTCGTGCGAGATGATGAGCGACTGAAAGTCTTGATACAGGATGCTCAAAGCGAAGATGATTGCTTCGATAACTGTGGACTGGCCCATCTGGCGGGCTTTGAGGACCACAATACGTATCTGGCCGTACTCAAACAGTTGCCGTTCGGCCTCGTCTATGAGGCGTTCCTGCGCAAAGTTGATGACATCACCGAACCTGACTGTGCCACGTTCTTTCGTGAGCATTCTGAGTTCGTAAATGAGGGGCCGGAGGTTGACTTTCTGCCCCTTGAAGAACCCAATCGGGTCAACTTCCGCCCCGATGGTGTCATGAAACTGCCCGGAAAGGTCAACGGGTAAGGTTTCATCGAGGGCTTCATAGACTGTTGCGGCCATTTCTGCGCCTTACACTGCCCGAAGTGTTTGTGGGAGCGTATGGGCGGGCTGCTCCCCTCTAAGCGCAGCCCTCATACGGTCATACGCAGCCTGTTCTTCGGCGGCTGCCTCGTCCTGTGCGACCGTATTCATGGCAGCGAGCATCTGTGGCAGCACAGCCTTCACGAGAGACTGCTTGTCTGCCGGGGAACCGACCCGCATCACCAACGACTGGTGCTGAATGATCTGATTCACCAGCCCTTTGAGGGAGTTTCTGATGTCGGCGTCGTCGGCTACAATGCCTGCCGCCAACTGGGCCATCTGCTGGTTGCGCTGGTTACTGTTCGCTGGCATCGGTGCCTCCCTGTGCAATGGGTGTGCCGTCACGGTTCAAGCCTGCGGCCTCATGGTAGTCTTCCATAGGGACGTAGTACACCTTCATGAAGATCATCCCCTGTTGGCTTGCCAAGTGTGCGGCCACCACTTCCGGGGAATATTCGAGCGGGATGTTGAGGGTTCCCGACAGCCAGCCACTACTGCCCAACTGTGTGTGGGACAGTTTGGCGGCAATGTCGCACAGGTGGACGGTGATGTCACTGATGTCGTCCAGGTTGATTCGTGGGAGGCGGGCAACGGCGAGGGCTTTACCGCTGCTACCTGAGTTGGTCAGTTTGGCGGTGTCGCTGCCTTTGTTGCGGGCACGTTGCTGCTTCTTGCCTTCCGCCCCCAACCCACTGTCACGTGTTTGCCCAGTCTTGGAGTTGGTGGGTGGTTTGCCGACACGGGGTGCGAGGCCCATTAGGGCACCAAGAACTTCATGCCAGGAATCCCAAACGGGTTCTCGGGATCGAAGCCGGGTTCGTTCTCGTGGGCGTATCCGTCAGCCACGCTGCCAGGCCAGTCAGACATCTTGGGCATCAAACCGTCCGTGTGATCCCATTCGCCAATCGGTCCGCCCTCATCCTGTGACGGCATACTGAACGACAAGGCGTCCGGGGCGGTGGTATACACGACAGGTGGCGGGGTAAGCACAGTCTTGACCAAACCCTCCAAACTGGCATGGGTTTGGGTCGTCAAAGACGCCAACGTTGCAAGAATGGCATCCATCTGCTGAGGTGCCTGATCGTGCATCTTCATGGCCTGAGCCATCGTCATGTCAGCGGACATCTTGAGAGCAGTGTTTGCCACATCAAGGCGTCTGAGCAGGGCAAATACCACCCACACAGCGGACACAAGCAGGGACAACAGGGCAATCAGGATCAGGGAAACAAGTACGGTCATGACCGCATTGTAGCACCCCAACAGTCTAGGGATTGGCTAGCCACGGCGGGTTGGTTGAAGGG